TTTCTTTTATCTGAATTAACAAGTGAGGAGAATGGAGAGAATGGATATTAAAATAGCCTTTGATATAGATGGTACTATTGGTGATTTATACACACCTCTTAAGGAATTATTAGAGGATGATTTAGGCCATCTATTACCACCAGCAGAACAATGGTCATTAGAAAATGCTTGGAATCTCGATAAAGATTACCTATGGCAATTTATTGAACATGTAATGATGAATCCACATTTAATACAACATTTTGTGGGTGTTCCTACAATAATGTCATTGTTAACATATTTTAATGATGATCCAGTACAGTTTGTAACTTACAGATCAGAAAGGTATGCTAAATATACAAAGGATTTTCTCAATGGCATATTATATGATATACCCTACAATGTGGTACATGTTTCTGATAAGTCAGATTTTCTATTGGAAAATGGGTTTACACATTATGTGGAAGATAGAAGATCAGAATGTTTAAAACTTGCTGGTAATGGTATCATAACATTCATGCCTTGTTTTTCATATAATCAGATAGATGGACATGTTGACAATCTGATACAGCTTGAGGATGGCATTATAGAGCTTTTAACATATAAAGAGTTATTTACAGGAGGATTAAATTGACAGAATTAGATGATATGATGGATTTTGTGGAAAAATATGTTCAGGAATTGGAAATTACTGATGATCCAAAGACATATATATTTAAGGTCAAGGAAGTAACACCAAAGAGAGTTGTGGATAAACTAGTTCCTGCACTTAGTGGATTTTTCAAAACTATCAATCCAAAAAACAGAGTGTTGGTACTACCACATTGTATAGATAGTCTAGAGGTCAAATCTAATGACAGATGAACCTAAAGTGATGATTGTTGATGATGTTGGTGAGGGTACAAGTTTAGCGGTACGAAAAGCCTTGATTGATAATGGATATGATGTTATAATAGCAGATACACAAAAATTAAAGGAGAATAAATTTATGGACGCAAATCCAATTGCGATTGATGAGATTACAGAAGATGAGATTGTCTCAGAAGAGGAAACTAAGACCATGATTTCCAAGGCACTTGGCACAAAAAGCCTTGGTAGAATGGAAGGTGAGAGTTTTGAAGATTATAAAGAAAGAAGAAAGATATCCAAAATAATCACAAAATTCAAACTCAGGGGTAATGTTGCATGGAATTCATATAATAAAGGCACATATAGGAAACTCAAATAATATGGATAATGAAAGTTTTGCAGTTATAGGTGATTTACATTTTGGACATAAAGAGGACCATGATACATTTGTCAAGTATCAGGTCCATTCCTATTTGAAGGTCATTGATGATATCAAGTCTAAGGGTATTAAAACAGTCATAATTTTAGGTGATTCTACCAACAATAGAAAATCCATTACATGGACAACAATGGAGTTGGTTAAAGATAATCTAATTGACCCTGATTTACACTATATAATCATTGTTGGTAATCATGATGCATATTACAAGAACACCAATAAATTGAGTTCTATTAGGCAGTTGTTTAAGGATCATGAAAATGTTGATATAATAGATACTGATGCCATAGAAATGACTGTAGATAGTAATAAATGTCTTTTTGTACCTTGGATGACAGATGATAATATAGATACATGTATGTCTAAAATAGAGGCTTCAGATGCAACATATTGCTTTGGTCACTTTCCTATAAATGGTGCTTTGATGACCAAAGGAATTGTGTGTGGGGGAACTTTAAAATCAAAGATGTTCAAGAAATTTAAAAAAGTCATCTCTGGTCATTTTCATCTCAAGCAGAAAATAGGTAGCAATATTATCTATATTGGGTCAATGTGTCAATTGGATTGGAATGATTATGGTGACTCTAAGGTATATCTGACAGTAGAAAAGAATGTCAAATCACACCAGATTGTGGATGATATTTTTGTTAAGATCAGCATTGATAAAGATTTCAAATTTGATGATCTTGCTCAATACAAAGACAAATTCCTGAAGATATATGTAAACCGGAAAATGAAAGGTGTTGAAGAATCTGCTCTTATTGAGATTATTGAAAACTGTATTAAACATGAGATTATTGATAATACCATAATTCTTGATGAGGCTCTTGTAGATGTTAAGGATCAGGATTTTGATAAGATGGTTTCAGAATATCTTGATACTGTTGATAGTCCAAAAAAGATAAAAAAGAAGTGTTATGAGATTATTATTAATGAATATGATACAATACAGGCAGGAGAATAAAATGAGATATAAAAAATTAACCTGGAAGAATATATTGTCATATGGCAACAAACTAACATCTTTAAATCTTGATTCTAACAATACGGTTGGAATCACAGGCATTAATGGGCATGGTAAGTCCACACTATTAGATATTTTCCATTTTGTACTGACAGGTAAACCATACAGAAAGGTTAATAAAAGTCAGTTAGTCAATACCACAAACAAGAAAAATTGTCTGGTTATACTAGAAATAGAGCATAAGAACAAGAAAATTGTTATTGAAAGGGGTATTAAACCTGATATTTTCAAGATAACTGTAAATGGTATTGATCTTGATCAAGATTCCAAGTCATTGGATCAGCAGAAATGGATGTCTCAATTTCTCAATATCAATCCAAAGACATTGAGAAACACACATTTCATTTCATCTACTAATTATAGTCCATTCCTTCAAATGACTGCATTGGAGAAAAGAACTTTCATTGAGGATATCCTGAATATTGAGATATTTTCAAATGTACAGAAGAATCTCAAAGCAAAACATTCTGTAATTATTGAATCTATCAGGGATTGTCAAACCAAGATTAATCAATATGAGTCAAATCTTAAACTAGTTAAAGATATGATAGAAAACCAGAATAAAGATGATTCAGAGAAAATCAAAAATATTGAGGTTGAAATCTCTACTATTAAGACTGAAATCAAAGCTCTTGAAGGTGAAGAGGTTGGTATAAATGAACAAATTCAGGAACTAACTGATATTATTAAGGATTTATCTGTTGAGAGAAATAAACTTTCAACTAAGAGAGATGCACAACAGAAAAAATATGATTCCCATATGAAAAAACTCAATGAAATAAAGAGAACTGGGTGTAATCATGTACTCCTCAATAATCAAGATATGAGTGGAAAGAAAGATTCACTAAAATTTTACAATGATAATAACACATGTCCAACATGTACACAGTTGATTGACCCTACTTTCAAAGATAATATGGTTAATAATCTTAATGAGAGTATATCAGAACTAAAAGCAAAGGATGATGAATATCAGGAGAAGCTGAAAAAGCTGGATCTTAAGATGAAAAAGTTGGATGGTGTCTTTGAGAAAATCACCATAGTATCTGATAAGATTACTAAAATGGGTAATGATATTTCCAGTAAACAGAATGAACAGTATGTTTTACAAGAGAAATTATCAGGCAGCAAGAGAATGATAAACTCAAAACTCAATACTATCACCAATAGAGAAAATGATATTACTGAGTTGAAGAAACCAAAGGAAGATGTAGTTGATAATACAGAAAAACTTACAGGTCAGTTAGATGAACAGAATAGATATCTGAATAGATATAATGACACTTCTGAGGCTTATGATTTGGCTTTTAAACTCTTATCTGATAAGGGTATCAAGCAATATATCATCAAAAACTATATCCCTCTACTGAATAGATACGTGAATCAATTCTTAGAAATATTTCAGGCTCATTATAGGATTCAGTTTGATGAGAATATGAAAGAAACCATTGCAGTTAAGGGTTATGAAAAATTATCATACAATTCATTATCTGCTGGTGAAAGGGCAAGGGTTGACCTAAGTCTTTTATTTGCATTCCTGAACGTATCTAAGAGCCGTGAGTATGTTACATCTAATATCTTGATACTTGATGAGGTAGCAGACGCAAACCTTGATTCTGATGGACTTGAGGGGTTGATAGAGATCCTTGAGAAGTTAAAACAGATGGGGTATACCACATTTACCATATCACATAGAAAAGAACTTTCTGGTAGATTTGATGAATCATATGTTGCACTCAAAAAGAAATTTTCACAACTAATATTACAATAGGTAAATTGTGCGGAGATTATTGATTTAATCTCTACATATTTTAAGGAGATAAATTTGGAACATGAATTTTTATTGTCTGTAGATCCTTCATTGAGATCTACAGGATGGTGTTTATTTAATCAAAAAACAAAAGAACTAAAGGATTTTGGTATAGTTAAAACAGATCATCTTGATACTGTATATGAAGAGGATAGACTATACCATATTGCTGATTGTATATCCTCAAAAGGAAGTCATGATACAGATCTTGTGATAGAAGGATTATCTTTTATGGCACAATCTGCTAAAAGGGATGTCATTGATGGTATGCATTGGATAATCAGAACCATATATTATGTCTGTTATCAAGAAACTTGGATAGGTGTTGTTCCCGTCACTGAATGGAGAAATTCAATCACTACAAAAGAAGATAGGGACTATGCTAAAAAGAATTATGATAAGAAAATTTATCTGAAGGAAATTGTGGTTGATATGTTGCCTAGTGATATATTGGTAAAGTTTGATACATATATAAAGGAGAATTGTTATGATTATGAAACTCTATATGATCTTACAGATGCATATTTTATTGGACAATATAGATTAACTTTATAATGTGTCTTGACTTTAAGACAGAATTGAGTTAAACTGTCTTAAAGTTAATATAAAAATTGGAGGTAGTTATATGAAATACAGGGTAACAGAAGTTAGAACAGCAATTGTAACATTAAATCCAGAAAATTATCCAGAAGGGTGGTCAGAAGAAAACATGTTGGAATATGAAAAGGATCAGGCTGTAGGTACTATTGAATATATGGATATTATAGGTGCTGATTCAAAGTTTACCTTTCAAAGGATTATCAATGAAGATTCCTGATAAATATCGTAATGTAACAGAATTTAGTATTGTTGTTGAAATTATTATTGATGAAATTGCTATTGAAACTGAACTCTCTATTGAAATGATACTCTCATTATTATCAGATTATTATGATATGTCTATTGATGAAATTGAAACTTGTCTGAGTAAGATAGGTTCAAAATATACAGAATATAATAGGGTGGTTGGGTATATTGATGGTAAACCAATGAAAAGAACAGCAGAGATAATGTCAGTAACAAAAATTATTCAAACTATAGGGAGGAAGGTAAATAGTGTAATTGAGATTGAAACAAATGATGAAATATCGGCAGTAGTAGAGGCAATTCACGAAAAATATAAACAAAGGAGTAAATAGAACAAATGAATGATAATACTTATATAGGAACACCAGTTTATTTATCAAATAATCCATTCCATCAATTTAATATGGATGTTGAACTAGTACATAATGATGCTATTATGCCTCAAAGGGCAAATAATAGTGATGCTGGTTATGATGTATTTGCATTGGAGACAGTTGATATCTATCCGAACAAGGATATTTTGATTGATCTTGGATGGAGATGTCAGTTTTCAGAAGGTTTTGCTATGATTATGAAAAATAAGTCAGGTAGAGCTGTAAAGGATAAGTTGGTTTTGGGTGCCTGTGTTATTGACTCAGGGTATAGGGGAAATATCATGTTACACCTATTTAATCATGGTAATCATGCTATAACTATCAGAAAGGGTGAGAAAATATCACAGTTTATTATAACACCAGTATGGACCGGAACAATAAATCAGGTTGAAAATATTGATATGGATTCTGATAGAGGTGAAGGTGGTTTTGGTAGTACTGGATTAATAAATGAGGAGACTGTTTAATGGCAAAAAAAGATACACTGTTTGATAAGTTGGTGAAGACTGCTAGAAAGAACAATGATTTTGCATTTAAGATGAATGAGGAAAATCCATATGAGGTCAAGGAGTGGATTGATTCAGGGTGTTATGTATTGAATGCAATGTTATCTGATGGTGATATGTTCAAGGGATTTCCTGCTGGTAAGAGAATTACCATGTCAGGTGCTGAATCCACAGGAAAATCACTATTGACAATATTGATGATCAAGATGTATTTGAAATCAAAACCAAATGCAAAGGCAATATTTTTTGAGTCTGAAGGTTCTAGTACGGTTGATATGGCTAGAAAGGCAAAGATACCAGAAGAGAGTATGATTATCTTACCTGTATCTACTGTAGAGGAAACTAGGAATCAGATGGTCCAGTTACTTGATATGATCAATGATACAAAATATGGTTATACTAGAACAAAGTCAGAGAAAACAAAAAAGATTGTAAGAACAAAGATCAAAGATTTTAAACCAGTACCAGAAGATGAGCAAGAACATTTCATTTTTGTCCTTGATTCTTTGGGTATGCTTGGTACTGAGAAAGAAACAGAGGATGCTGGCAATAGTAAAAATACAGTAGATATGACCAAGGCAAAGATGATTAAGAGTTTTGCAAGAGTGGTTTCGTTAAAATTATCCATGTCTCAATGTCCATTTGTCATTGTTAATCATATATATGCATCATTAGATCAATATAAACCACCTGTTGAAAGTGGTGGATCTGGTGTGGCATACATGAAAGATGTATCTTTATTGATTAATAAGAAGAAACAGAAAGATGGTACTGAACATATTGGTTCATTGCTCCAATTGACTGCTGGTAAGTCAAGATTTATGCAAGAGGGAAAATCTGTTGTAGTTGCACTAAATTTCAAGAAGGGTATTAACAAATATTCGTATCTATATGATCTTGCTAATGAACTTAAAGTATTTAAGAAAGATGGATATTCTTGGATTCTTGCAGATGGAACCAAGGCAACAATGAAATCTATCAGGGAAAATCAGTCAAAGTATTTTAAGAATGAACAAAATTTACAGGCTGTCAGAGATGCAGTGTATGAGAATTTTACATTTGGTGGAGATACATTCATGGATGATATAGATGATGAAATGGAGGATTCAGATGATAGTATCATTATGGAAGATGATAAAGATGAGATTATGGAATAAAAAGAAAGATCCTGAATTGACTGCTTTTCACTTGCAAAAATACGACATTATTGTTATGATAGGGGTTAAGGATAATAAGCTCATTTGTAAATTTGAAGAATCAGAGAATTATACAGATGAGGAGGTAAGGGAAGAGGTTCAAAGAAATATTAAAGAAATTTTAGAAGAGGATTAGAATGCCGATATATGAATATAAGTGTCAGAAATGCGATAATGAATTTGAGTATTTGGTTGTCAAATCAACAGATGTTGTTGTTTGTCAGAAATGTAATGACCCAAATTTAACTCAAATACCCTCATTATCAACATTTGAGCTTAAGGGCCAGTGTTGGGAAAAGGATGGTTATACTAGAGAATATAATGTTTTAACAGATGCGGTGAAATAGTGGATAATATAGTATTAAAACAACTGATTGAAAATCAAGAGTACCTTGTAAAAGTCCTTCCACATCTGAGGAAGGACTTTTTTGGGACGTATTCAGGGAAACTAATATACAAAATAATCAAAACTTTGGTTAATAAATACCATAGGAAACCAACATATACAGCAATTATGAATGCTGTTCAAAAGATTGATAATATTAACGAATCTGCTTTTAATGAAGTCAAAGAGGATCTATCGGACATTCAATCAAATTATGATGAAGAGTTAGATTTTGAATGGTTGATGGATGAAACAGAGCAATTTTGCAAAGATAAGGCAATGGAAAATGCAATTTTTAGTTCTGTTTCAATATATGAAGATAAAGAGAAACCAAATACTAAGATTGAAGAGTTGATAAGAGATGCACTTAGTATATCATTCAAAAATAATATAGGTATAAATTATTTCAAGGATGATGATATCAAAAGAAGATATGAGTCTATGACAAGTGTCAAGAAAAAGTTTAAATCTCATCTCAGTGAGTTTAATTTGGTATGTGGTGGAGGAATAGAACCAAAGGCATTATCATTGTTGGTTGGTGATACTCATAGTGGTAAAACTATGTCTATGGTGTCATTAGGTGCATCTTATGTGAGAAATGGGTATAATGTACTATATGTCACTCTTGAAATGAGTGAGGAAAAGATAAGTCAATTATTTGATGCTAATTTTATTGACATGGAAATCAATGATATTCCATCTCTAACATATGATAATTTCCATAGTAGTGTCAAATCATCTTGGCAGGATGGACATGGTGATTTATTTATTAGAGAATTTCCAACTGCCGGAGCGGGAACAAATGATATCAGGAATCTTTGTAATGAGTTAAAGATTAAGGAAGGATTTGAACCTGACATTCTTATAGTTGATTATGTTAATCTCATGAGATCAGACAGGTATTCAAATGCGGACTCATACACCATGATTAAGTCCATAGCAGAAGAGTTAAGGGGTTTGATGGTTGATATGGGTTATGCTGGTTTAACAGCCACACAGCTAAATAGAGGTGGTGCTGATAGTGCTAATCCTACCATGAGAGATACTGCTGAATCATATGGTTTACCTGCAACTGTTGATTTATTGGTTGCAATGTATACTAATGAGGATCTTCAAGCACAAAATGTTATCATATGGAAATATCTCAAAAATAGGTTTGGTGGCATTACTGGACATAAAACACCTTTTACTACACTTTTTGAAATGGCAATGTTATGTGATATAAAGAAAGAACATGATGATGTTCCATTTATTAAAAACTCAGAAAAGACTATTGCATTGATAGAAAAGATGAAAAGAAGGTCAGATGCAGGAGTTGCAGATACATGTGTATCTTCGGATATTAATGAACTTTTTGATGAGGGCTAAAATGGTTGAAAAATATGAGGTTGTCTTATTGAGAAAATGTGTTATTTATGATGATCCTTTTTTTGAAATGCTCAAAGTAGGATATATTCATGATGAAGAGGAATTATTTGTAATATTGAAAGATTCTGAAAAATTTTGGTACGCAAATGAATTTTTTGATATAACAGGAGTTAAAAATTTTTATTGTGGAGATTTAAAATGATTAAAAATGATACCAAAATAGAACATATCTGTAGAAATGGAACACATATATCATGTGATAGAGCTGATCTTAAATGTAATGTTGTGATATTATCAGATTCACTCCATCTAAAAGGTGAACTTATGGCAGACATGGCAGAATTTGGTGCATGGCATAGATCTGAGGTATGGGAACACTTATCATCATTTGCTGGTTATGATACAATTAGATATGATATAGAATATGTTTAAATAGTAAATAGTTAAAACAAAGGATATTATTATGGATTTCAATAAGATGTTTCTGGAGGCAGGTGTGAAAGATAGTGTAAAAAAAGTTGATTATGATTGTCCTATTTTTGAGGCATCAGATAGTTTAAAGGGTGAAATATCAGAATTGATTGAAGGTAATACTGTCCTATCAGAGTTAAAAACAAAGGCTATTGAAGATATGGATATGGTTAATGAATACTTAGATTATATCCATAGTGCATATCAAAAACAAATTATTGCATTGTCAGAGATATTTAATATTGGTTTTGATGATGTTGCAAATACATTTATGGAGATTTAATAATGGGTGCATTTGGTAAACTACAGGCAATTATGTTTGTTACCCTTTTATCTAAACCCTTTAAGGATTGGAAAGCCTACAAATTAGGGCTTATTGATCTAAAGGGTAAGAAGTTAAGAGAACCAAAAACAAATGAAGAGAAGAAATCATTGGGACTGTTTGAAAATTTGGTTAGGAAAATCAAGTCTATCATATTGAAATTCCTACCAAGTTCAAACTATTTACAGTTTATTCTTGCAGCATTTCTATTAAAAGAAAATGTGTCAGATGAGGAAAATGAAGCTAAAAAGGCTATTGATGAGGTATTGACAGAGGAAGAAAATGAACTTCTTATGAAAATCATCTCAAATAAAATCATTCAATAAAAAGGATATTTATGGATAAAGGCAAAATTTTAACTCAACTACAAAGGGATATTTTACAACTAAAAGAAGAAAACCCAACATATTCATCAAGAGATATTGCAGTTGTACTTTCTTGTAATGATCGGTATGTTAGGAAGGTAATATCACATTTTTATGATCCAGAACCAGAAGTGTTAAATGAAGATAATGTTGGTGAAATTTTAGTTCATTCTTTAGATCTTGAAAAGAAAAATCAGAGACTGAAAGATCAACAGAGAATTGAGAGAAAAATTAGAGAAGAATATAGGTATGATAATGCTGTAAATGTATATACTAAAGAGTTAGTTAAAATCTTTGAAAATAGACCCAAACATGATATACCAACACATCATAGTTATAACATAGATACACATGCAGGTATTTTTCATATCACAGATACACATTTCAATGAATTGATCAATATAAGAAATAATCAATATGATTTCAAAATAGCATCTAAAAGGCTTAGGAAGATGGTTGTTGAGGCCAAAAGAATATTTGATGCATATCATATAGATAAGGTTTTGATTGCATTCACAGGTGATTTAATCAATTCTGACAGGAGATTAGATGAGCTTTTGAATCAGGCTACCAACAGGGCAAAAGCATCATCTCTATCAGCTATTCTACTTGAGCAGGTTATTTTAGATCTATCCTACGAATATGATGTGTCTGTTGCATCTGTATCGGGAAATGAGGGTAGAGTTAAAGATGAATATGGTTCATCTGAGGTAATGTTGACTGATAATTATGATTATAATGTCAATGAAATGTTGAAGTTGATGTTTAGACATGATTCAGAAGTAAATTTTATTGATGGTTCTGCTGGTGAAAATGTTGTCAATCTCAATGGAAAAAACATTCTTCTATTACATGGAAACCAGATAAAAGCTAATCATATGAAATCCATGCAGAGTATTAGAGGAAAATACTCAGATATGGGTATCAAGATTGATTTTGCATTATATGGTCATTTACATGCTACTCTTATCACAGATTTCTATGCAAGATCAGCTAGTTTATGTGGTGCAAACTCATATTCTGACAATGATTTACAGTTTTCGTCAAAAGCTAGTCAAAATATACATATAATAAGTGATACAGATATTCACTCATTTAAGCTAGATTTACAAAATGTAGATGGTATTGAAGGATATAAGATTGATGAGGATCTTATAGCATATAACGCCAAATCACACGAAAAAATATCATGGATAGAGCCTAAAAAGATCTAATCTTACCAAAAAACCCCACCAAAAAATAAAAAAGGCAACATATTAATTTATGTTGCCTTTTTTCGTTCCCTTAAAAGTAAATAATTAAAAATTGTATTATTAATCAATAAATTTAGGAGATCAATAATGGATGTAAAAGAGAAAATTAATGGAATTTTCATGGATATTCTTACAGAAGATAGCACATATTACAATGTAGGAGATGGAGTTAAATTCACCCCTGAAGACGTAGCACAATATAATGTTGGTAAGGAGATTGGTTTTGATTATGGCAAGATTGTATCTCTGAAGGGTATGGATTATGTTGTAGAGCTTGATAGTGGTGTTAAAATCACTGTTAAGAATCAAAATGCATATGCATTTGGTAATGCAGATGGTGATGCTAATCCATAATAGGAGAGTCATATTATGACTATAAGCTCAGAAACAGGAACAGTAAATGGTTCTGATGTAACATATAATATCCCAGGAAGAGGATCAGCTAGAGGTGAGGGTGTAATTGCATACATTGATTATACTTTAGCTGGTTCTGATGCCCTTATCCTTACAATGTCTTTTCAAAATACTGAAATTAATAGTGATGACTATTTTAAACAGATTGTTGTGGATACAGGGATATTAGAGTTAGCATCTATTAGTGTTACGGCTACAGGTCTTTATAGATTACCTATAGCAACTGCACTAAATGAAGAATCTGTGACATTAACATTTAGTGGTTTAGATACAGGTGTGGTTAATGTTGAATTCTCTGTAGATAATGGATTCGTTTAATGACAATTAAAAATAAAAGCAGATATGATATATTTAGAGATGGATTGACTTTAGGTGAAATTAATTCGCTTAAAAATATTGCTAATGGACTTTGTGGATTAGATGAAAATGCAAAAGTACCAATAGCACAACTTCCAGATAGTATTACTGGTGCTATATATTATTTAGGCACTTGGGATTGTTCCACAGGTTCATACCCTGTTGGACCTAATCAGGGTGATTATTATATTTGTAATGTTGAAGGTACAATAGGAGCTGTTGATTATCTTGTTGCTGATTGGCTAGTCTATAATGGTTCTACATGGGATAAAATTGATAATTCATATGGACATGATCACGATTATAGATACTATACTCTAACTGAAATTGATACATTTTTGGTTCAAGATGATATGCAAGTGTTCCTTCAGGTTTTCCAAACAGAGATGATTCTGTTATTAGCTTTGATGATGGAACACTAACCTTTAGTATTACACCTTCTGGAGCTGATTTTGATGTATATAGTGATAGAATTTTATATACATTTGATGAAGCACAAACAGCAACAATAACTGACACTGAAGGAATGTGGCATTTCTATTTTGATACAGATGGTGTTTTACAATCAACACAAACACTTGCAGAATCACTAATATTAAAATATGCATATATATCTAATGGTTATTGGGATGCAGATGCTAATACTTTAATATTGGTAGCAGATGAGAGACATGGGCTAACAATGAACCCTATGACTCATCTATATCTTCATGATACTGTAGGAACAAGATTTCAAGAAGGTTTAGGTCTAGTCAGTATTGTTTCTGATGGTGATGGAAATCTTGATGCTTCTGCTCAATTTGGATATGGTACGGGTATTATATGGGATGAAGATATCAAATTTGATTTTTCTGGGGTAGCATCTCCAGCACAAATTCCAGTATTTTATAAAACTGGTACATTTGGGTATTGGAGAAAAGATACTGCAACAAATTTCCCAGTTAAAAATTTTGTTGGTGGTGATTCTAGATTAGCATACAATGAATGGACAGGGACAACTTGGCAACAAACAGAAATAACTAATAATGATTTTGGTTTATGTCATTTATTTGCAACTAATGATTCAAATCAACCAATTATATCTATTCAAGGTCAAGGTGATTTTACAAGACTAAATCAAGCTAGAGAGGCAGCAGCAACAGAAATTAATAATCTTATTACTACCGGAATGCCATTTCAAGAATTTTTAGCTATAGCATCAGTTATATACCAAACATCTAATGGATATACAAATGATGTAAAATCAAGAATTAGAACTACTGATACTGGTGATGATTATATTGATTTCAGATATTCATTTGGTGGTGGAACTGCTGGATCTGTAAATGATCATGGTTCATTATCAGGATTAGATGATGATGACCATACCCAATATATGCTAAGAACCGACCTTGCAGAAACAACTCAAGGTGATACTGCTGGTATGTATGATGTTGGCTTTCCGGTTATTAATACTCCTGTATGTGATAGTTTAGGTTGTATAATTAATAAAAGTCTTTCTGCTGGAGTATTAACAGGTGGATCAATAACAGATGCAGGATCAAATACTATTGATGTTGCTGCTGGTACAGGATTAATAAAAGCATTAGATCTTGAAGATGCTGAACTTTTAGCCTTTGAATGGCCTGAACTAACAGGATATGTAGTACCTAGTGATAGTGTTAGATATGTAGGTGTTGAATATAATGCAGGAACACCACAAATTGTAATTAAAACAACAGATACGTGGGATTTAGATACAGATTTTCCATTAGGTAAAGTAGTGAGAAATGATAATCTCCATACTCTAAATGATCCTTGGTGGGTTGGTGATATCCATACAAATATTCTAGAAAGATTTCAAGGAATAGGTAAATTCACTAGAGATGCTTTTATTGGTGGATTAATGATATCTGTACCAGGGACTAGAAATCTTGCTATAACTGCTGGTAGTGTTTGGACGCATATTAATGAGTTTGAAATATCATCATTAGATACAAGTATATCTGGAACATTTGCTATATCTTGGGTAGATACTATTGGAAATCACACAGAATCAAGTGTATCTCAATATCCAATAGGCCAGTGGAATGATCTAACCGAAGATACATTACAAACAATATCAAACAATGATTATGCAAATTGGTGGGTATATGCTGAAGTTGAGCATGATGTTTTACATTTGGTATATCCTCAAAATGTATATTCTAATTCTGCTAGTGCTGAAGTTGAAACTGCACCAGTAAATATACCATTACATGTACAAGAAACAGCTATATTGGTTGGTAGAATTCTTTTTCAGCAAGGTAATGATACTCCTATAGCTGTTCAATCTGCATTTGAAACATCATTTTCTGCCTCTTTAGTTGCAGATCATGGGAATTTAGCCGGATTATCTGGTAATGATCATCCACAATATGCTTTAGTTTCTGATAGATTTGTTTCAACTGAACAAACTGGAACTGCATCTCAACAAACAATAGCTCATGGGTTATCAGGTACACCAACAGGGGTTTTAGTATCTGTTACTGATGACAATTCTGGTGGTGGTTTTGTAATCACAGAAGGAACCCATGATAGTACAAATGTATATGTCACATGTACAACTGATGTTAAATATAAAGTTTTGGCTTTTCTATAAAGGATAATACATGTTTATTGATAAACTAACAGAACCTATAAAAAAATGGCTCACTAAAGAAGAGGAAGATATTCAAAATGATAAGAATATTGTTGAATTACCTCCTAATTCTGAAGTTGAATCTGTAGAAGTTGAAGAAAATCTTGTCTCGTGGGGATTTTCCTATGAGATGACTATAAAAAATATTAAGCAATTAGTATTACAATATAGAGATTTAGCAACTAATTTTGAAATTGATCAGGCTATTGAAGATATTGTTAACCAATCCATCATATATAATGATGATAATGTTGTCAATATAAATCTAGATAAAACAAAATTTTCTGACTCTATAAAGACTAAAATACAAGATGAATTTGCTAATATAATCCAACTTTTGGATTTTAACAATACAGCAGATGAGACATTTAAAAAATGGTATATAGATGGTAGATTATATTTACAAGATATAGTCAATGATAAAAAACCAAAAGATGGAATATTGAAGATGAATATTCTATCACCATTAGATATTAGTAGATATAAAGATCCAGAAACAAAGAAATATTATTATATCTGGAAACAAGATGAAACAGATAAAGTTAACAAAAATAATTACATGTATTCTGACCATAATAAAGAAGGTGAGAAGATATGGAAAATTCCTGAACAGCTTATAACTTTTGTTCCATCTGGTATATCAGATAAAAATGATAAATTTTATATATCACACCTACAAAAATCAGTCAAACCTTTTAATCAGTTAAAATTGATTGAAGACTCTGCTGTTATTTATAGGATAACAAGGGCACCAGAAAGAAGGGTATTTTATGTTGATGTTGGTAAATTACCTAAGAAAAAGGCAGAAGCATATTTACAGAAACTGATTAATAAGTTCAAGAATAAAATTTCTTATGATTCTAGTACAGGTAAGGTAAATCAGAATAAAAAGTCTATGACCCTTTTAGAGGATTTTTATATTCCTAGATCCTCTGATCAAAAAGGTACTCAGATTGAAACATTACAGAATGGTAATCTTATTGATAAGGTTGAGGATATCAACTATTTCAAAAAGAAGCTGAATAAATCTCTTGGTGTGCCTACATCTAGACTAGATACTGATGATAATCCTGTTGTAAATCTTGGCCAAAGTGGAGAAATTACAAGAGAGGAGCTTAAATTTAGCAGGTTTTGTAACAAATTACAGAAAAAATTCTCTGTAATTCTTCTTGATCCACTAAAGAAACAACTTTTATTGAAAAATATTATCACCATTCAGGATTGGAAAGATAACAGGCAGTTAATCAATCTATTATGGGAAAAGGATTCATATTTTGAGGAATTGAAAGATTCTGAAATTCTTACTGGTCAGGTTGAATTGGCTGATTCTATGGAACAATACATTGGTAAATATTTTTCACATGATACCATCAGGAAACAAATATTTAAACAATCTGATGAAGATATTAAAAGTGAAGATAAACAGATACTTGCAGAAAAAGACCTCTTCAAAGACGAAGAGGAAGAAGATATATAACAATTAAAATAAGGAGAATACAAATGACAGAAAGACTATTAAAACATGCAGTTGAAGGCAATGTTACAGCATTTAAGGGTGAATTAAAGGAAACTTTCAATAAAACTCTTGGGGAAAAACTCAGAAAGATTGAGTCAGAGATATATAAGACTGATTTGACAGAAGAGAAAGATGATTCTGAAGATGATAAAGAGTCTGATGATTCAGATGAGAAAGACGACAAGAAGAAAAAGAAAAAGAAAGATGATTCTGAAGATGATTCTGAAGATGATAAGGATGATGAATAGGAGAGTCAAATGAAACTATTAATTGAATCATATGATGAGTTGAATATCCTCACAGAGGGTAAAGACGAATCAAAAAATTATTTCATAGAAGGTATAACCTTACAGGGCAATATCAAAAATGGAAATAATAGGATATATCCTACAGAGATGTTATCTGAATCTGTTGGTAAACATATTTCCTCATATCTTGATAAAAATAGGGCTGTTGGTGAATTAGGTCATCCTGTCCAGACACCACAGAAGATAAATTATGATAATGTATCTCATAAGTTTGTCAAAGTTATTCAAGAGGGTGACAGTTTTAGAACAAAGGCAAAGGTTTTAGATACACCAAAAGGCCAAATCCTTAAGAATCTAATCAAAGAGGAAATTAGTTTTGGTATATCCTCAAGAGGTTTTGGTGGTACTAAAACATCAGATAATGGTGTTGCTGTAGTTCAAAATCTTCATCTTGTATCACTAGGTGATATAGAACATGAACCATCTGCACCAGATGCATTTATGACAGCTATGATGGAAAATAAGGAATGGGTTTTTGAAAATGGTGTTCTAATTGGCAAAGATTTGTCTGAAGAAATAGATAATTATCAGTCAATTATGGAAAATTGTAATAAAAAAGACATAAATAAAGCTATTTTGCATATTTTTACAGATTATTTTGAAAAATTAGGGTGTTAAATAGTAAATATTTAAAAACATAAAAACATTTTTAATATATAAGGAGAAAATAATGGATATAAAGGAAATTCTAAGCAAACACTTTAGTGATCTTTTGACTGAAGATGTAAGTACAGAAGTTGAAACAATGTTTGAAGCTCTTGTTGAGTCAAAGGTTGCTGAAAAGGTTTCAGAGCAGGTTGAGGCAAAGGAAAAGGAACTTACAGAATCTTGTTCTGCTGATCTTGCAGAGTGGAAGAGTGAGCTGGTTGAAAAGCTTAATGATTATGTCTCTTTGACAGTTGATGATTTTCTTGTTGAGAATGAAGCTGTTGTTACAGAGAATATCAAGGCACACACTGCTGATAAGATTATGTCAGGTATGATGGATCTGTTCAAAGAATGCCATATTGAGATTCCAGAAACAGAAATCAATGTTGTTGCTGATCTTAAAGAATCTGTTGATAGTCTTACATCAGAACTTAATGATGTTACTAACAGTAAGATTGAATCTGACAAGCAGATTGTTGAGTATGAAAAGGCCATTGAATTTAAGAAACTTACAGAAGGTCTTGCAGATACAGAATCTGAAAAGGTTATGTCGCTTGTTGAGAATATGACATTTGATGGTGTTGAGGATATGACAACTAAGGTTGGAATAATCATAGAGAATGTCAAAACTGATAAGTCAGATGATACAGATGATACCATACTCAATGAGTCTTTTGATGGTCAGGAAGATGAAGAGCCTGTTGTCAGTGAAATAGATAAATACATCCCACAGGGATAATAACATAAAATTTATAAACAATAAAACTTTAAATAAGGAGAAAATATACAATGTTAAAGAAAGTTGATGAAAAGATAGTTGACAAGTGGATGCCACTTATTGAGGGAAAGGGAAAGTGGAGTCAGTTTGTCTCTGCGTGTCCAAAGATTCAGGAAAAAGATTATGCATCTAATGCTGATCTGTTTGAAACCCTTGAGCAGTCTTGTAGGGGTACACTTACAGATGATAATGGTAAGCTGATAGAGTCTACACAGGCAAGTGCTATTGGTGATTATAGTCCAATTTTGATACCAATGCTTAGAAGGGTTATGCCTGCTATGATTGGACCTCAGATTTTTGGACACCAGCCTCTTAATGGACCATCTGGTCTGATTTTTGCACTTAGAGCAACATTCCAGAATGATTCCGTAAACACACTCACAAGAGCTACTTCAGTTATTCTTACTGTTGCATCTGGAACCAATTTTACAGTTGGTGGTGATATCACTGGTGATAGTGATAATGGTAATGATGGTGTTGGTGTTGTTCGTCACAAAGAAGGGAATAATCTTCTTGTAGAAGTTGTTTCTGGAACATTTGTTGTTGCAAATGGTGTTGATAATGCTAATCCTTATAGTGCAGATGATACCACAATTTCTGCTGTATATGAGAATGAAGCACTATTTAACGTGATTTTCAGTAATTATAGTGGATCTTATGCTACTGCTACTGGTGAGGCTCTTTCAACTAACATGAAGGAAGTTGGTTTTGAGATTGAGACTAGTACAGCTACTGCCAAGACTCGTAAGCTGAAAGCTAAGTGGACCAATGAGCTTGAAGAAGATCTTAGGGCAGTTCATAACATGAATGCTGAAGCTCTTCTGTCTACTATTGCATCTGATGAGATTGTAATGGAAATGAACAGAGAGTTTATTGATAAGGTAATTGCAAATGTTGGTTCTACTACTGCATATAATTATACATCTGCTGATGGTCGCTGGGAGCTTGAGAAGTATCAGAATCTTATGACCATGATTGCTAGGGTCAAGAGACAAGTTGCTGTTGCTAATAAGCGTGGACAGGCTACCTTTGCTATAGTTTCTCCTGCTGTTCTCTCAGTTCTTGAGTCATCTGGAAAGCTTGACACTAATGGTGTTGATCCTATCCAGACTGTTTATGCTGGTAAGGCTATGGGACTGTCAATATTTGTTGACCTCTATGCCGCTAGTGATTCTATCTATCTTGGATATAAGGGATCTACAGAAGTTGATGCAGGTGTTTTCTATAGTCCATATGTACCACTACAGGTAAGAAAGGGACAGGGTGAGGAAGACGCACAGCCAAGAACTTTCTTCAGTACAAGGTATGCAGTAACTGATAATCCTTATGGTGCTACTAACTACTATAAGGAAATTTCTGTTGCAAATCTACCTTCTTAAGTCTAACTTAGGAAAATAAATTTCCATTGTAACTTGTGACCCACATTGTGTGGGTTGCAATCTTTTTAAGGGGTATCTAATTTATTTTAGATGCCCCTTTTTATTTTTCCTCAAAAGTAAATAATTAAAATAATAAAAAAGAGGCATAAAAATTGACAATATATACATTTCCCAAAAAACTTGATAGTGCAATAGAACCATACATTATGTTTCAGTCGTTTGAATGGACCACCATAGGCAAAAAAACTCAAGAAGTTGAGGTTAATAGAAATCCTATTGATACTATTGCCCTTCCCATGTCTTCCAATGGCATAATATCCAGTATTAGTAATAAATGGGAAGAGTCTGATATCAAAAAAACTGAAAATTTAACAGAAAGTCTAAAGGCTTATGGTGCATCTAAGGCAAAGGATCTTGGGGGTATAGCAATTAATAGATATTTTTATGATGAAGGTATAGCTATTAATGATTTTATGGGCCTTGTATATGATGGTGTAAATTTAAGACAATTCAGTTTTACATATGAGTTAATTCCCGAATCTGCTGAAGAGTCAGAAATTATAAAAGAAATTATAAAATCATTCAAAAGAAATTCTATTGGGACATATACTAAAGAATGGCAAGTATTTTATCCAAAATTCTGGACAATAAGAGTTATTTTTCCACAAGATAAAAGTAATATACAGATTAAGGATTGTGTATGTACTTCTATAACAGATGCATATTTTACTGATTCTAAAATGCCTTTTAATGATGGTTCACCACCAAAAGTTGATTTTGATATTACTTTTAAGGAATTAGATAAATTATCTGGTGAGGATTACGAATAATGAAATATTTTACACTTTTACCCAAAATAGAATATGGAAATGATATAAAGGCTAGAAATCTAAACTGGAAATACTATTTTGAAACTGAAATAGATCCTTCATATCTGACAACATATAGAATTAGTGATGGTGAAAATTTAGAATCAATATGTAATGATCTATACAAAGATACTACATTGTGGTGGTTGATATCAATTTTAAATGATATTAGGGATGTTATATTTGATTTACCATTGACAGAAGAGGCTTTACAAAGATTTGCATCAGATCTTGCATCTGAAACTTATGATGAGGTAACAGAAGAGGAAGATTGGTTAACAGAATATACGACACAGTATGACCTCTTGGTGGTGGCTAATGATGGAAAAAGATCTATTAGGATTATAAAACCTGCATTTATTCAACCTATTTTAAGACAAATTGTAAGGCAAACATAATGCCAGTATTATCAACTCCATTATCTACAGTTGAATCATTAACAATAACGTTAATAGATAATTTTGGTAATGAAATAAATCTAACCAAAATGTTTCTAGAATTAGATATTTTTGAATCTATATTTGAACAATTTATGACAGGTAAACTTATCATATTGGATTCACTTGATATGATAGCAAATGTTCCTATAATAGGAAATGAAACATTGCAACTTGATATAGATACAAATCAATATGATGCTCCAATAAAACTAAATTTTACCATATATAAGATTGATAAAGATGTTCAGGTGCAGAAGAGAAATGTAAAAAATAAGATGTATATTGTTTATTTTTGTTCAGATGAGCTTATTAAAAACTTTTTACATCCAATTAGCAGAAAGTTTAGTGATTTTCCAGAAAATGTGTTACAATGGATATTGACCAATGCTATGGAGTCAGAAAAGACATTAACATCTACAGCAACAGCAGAATCTATAGATTTCCATAGTAATTTTTGGAAATCTTCTGATATTATAAAATATCTGTCTGTTAATTCTTCAACATCAGAATATTCAGATTATATTTTCTATGAGGATTTTAGTGGTTTTAATTTTAAACCAGTTTCAGAATTATTGTCAGAATCCTCTTTACAGACATTGACATATGAAACAACATCTGAGTCATTTATCAAACTGAACAATATAAGGTCATTTAAGTTTGAAACATATTTTGATTTATTGACACTTTTAAAGGTTGGGTTTTTTGGTTCAACATTATTCAAACATGATGTATCAAATTATGAATATACTAAAACAGAATCAGTTTTTTCTGATAGAGAGAATGATATAACATCTCTCGGTAAATATAGCTTTTTTCAATCATCTTTATCAAATGCAACAAATAAAGTTGATGTTAATTATATGGATCATGATATCATAAACATTAACTCAACACAACAAAAATTATTAAATCAATATAATATTGTTGCTAAGATGAATGGTGATTTCTCAAGAAAATGTGGAATGGTGGTTGATTTCTCCTTTCCTAATACAGACAATGAAAGTCCTACAAATGATCAGTTTGATGGAAATTGGTTAATAAATGGTATAAAGCACATATTTTTTCAAAATACATCATATGAACAGAATGTTTTATTATCAAAAAATTCTGCATTTGACAATGATAAACTTGAGTCAATAACATCTTTAAAGAATATATAACATGAAAACTTTTTATTGTATAGTAGAAAATAATGTTGATACTGAAAAATTAGGTAAAGTTCAGGTCAGAATATTTGGTGATCATCCAGAAAATAGAGATGATGATACAGCATTATCATATATTCCTACAGAAGATTTGCCTTGGGCTGAATGTTTATCTCCTACAACATCAGAAAATATATCAGGTATGGGTGAATTTAATGTTCCTGCAAATGGTTCATTATGTATAGGTACATATTTAGACAAAGAAGAGCAAAGACCATTAATTTTAGGAACATTGCCAAAAATTGTTGAGGCTCTTCCAGATTTCACCAAAGGTTTCTCAGATCCAAATGAAATTAATCCACCTGCTGATATGGTTGGTGAATCTCAGATATCCAGACTTGCAAGGAATGAAAATATTGATCAAACCATAATCCAGACCAAAACAGATAATGTTGAAACATCTGTTGATTGTAATGGTACATCATGGAGTGAACCTGTAACACAATATGCAACAGTATATCCAAAAAATAGGGTAATAGAGACTGAAGCAGGGCATGTCATAGAGATTGATAATACCACTGGTGCGGAGAGAATTCATATTTATCATATGTCAGGTACATCTGATGAAATGCATCCTAATGGTGATAAGGTAGAGCTGGTTAAAAATGATAGTTATAAGGTGGTTGTATCTGATGAAAATGTTCTGGTTCAGGGGAACAAGAATGTTCGTGTTGAGGGTAGTGAGAATGTTGAAATAGTGGTTGACCAAAAAACTAGGGTTGAGGGTGCAAGAACAACAGATGTTGTTGGGGTTTCTACTGAAAATGTTGGTGGAAATATAATCATAAACTCTACAGGTGGAAAACTAAACATTAAAAATGGATCATATAGCCTATATACCCTTTTAACAGAACTAATTACCAAAACAAAGGCAATAACAACTTTTGGAGGACCAACAAATCAGGCCGTTGATGGTGCAAGCCAAACAGCTTTGGCAGGTGTTCAAACAAAAGTGGATGCAACATTATATTAAAAGGAGAAATTTATGACAGTTGTACAGGCAGACATAAAAAGTGATTTAGAGGATATGATTGATACCATGAATGCAACAGCAGAAGGGAGTGTAAAGAGTGTATATGCTGATACATTAGCAACAATAATTTATGATGCAATACTATCCCAGACAGTAACACTCACAACATTGACAGCAACTGGTTATGCTAGTACACCAATATCATTAACAACTGGTGATAGTACAGTATCATAGGATAGGAAATTATGGCAACAGCATATACATATAAAGATTTTGATTTGAATTTCACCACAGATGAATTTGGTGATATTGATACACTAGAAGATGAGGCGGCAATAAAACAATCTATAAGAACCATTGTTTTTACAATCATTGGTGAAGATGCAAGATTTCAAAACCCAAAATTTGGAAGTAAGGTTTTTAATTCATTAGGTGAAAAAATAAATAGTATAACAGCAATTGATTTAAGTAGCAAGATTGAATCTAGCCTTTTGAACTGGGAAACAAGAATATCAATTATTGATATAGTTGCAGAACCAGATTATATAAAAAATTCTTATGTAGTTACTATAAAATATAAGATTAAGAACTTGAATATCAATGATGTAATAACAATTGATTTAGGAATAATAAAATAAGGATATAACCAATGGCATTAACAGAATACTATAATTTAGATTTTGATGATATAAAGGCAGAATTGAAAACATTTTTTGAATCTCAGGATGAGTTTACAGATTATAATTTTTCTGGTTCTGGTCTTTCATCCCTCCTTGATGTTTTAGCATATGCGACACAATACCAAGCTTTTGTTGTTAATCAGTCAGTAAATGATTTGACTTTAGCAAATGCTGAACTAGATTTACAGATTAAAAAGTTGTCTAATATGTTGAATTATCTACCAAATAGGAAATCGGCACCATTTATAAGTGTTGATTTACAGACAGATACATTTCCAATTGTAATACCAGCATTTTCAACATGGTCATTAGGATCATTGGTATTGTCAAATGTTGAGGCAATAACTCTATCAGATGCAAATACACAAACAGTCAATTTATATGAGGGTGTCCCAACAACAGAATATTTTGTATCAGATGGAACTGATTTTCAAGAATATGAGTTAGATTATGATTCAAATATAGATAATACATATTTTGAAGTGTATGTTGATACTCCTGATGGTAGTGGAGGATATACAGAAGATACCACACCTTGGATAAATGTTAATACAGGTCAATTTGAACTACAGGAAAATAGTTACTATCTGAAATATTTTGAAAAGTTAATTGTCAAATTTGATAATGGAAACCTTTTCAGTATACCTACATTAGATCAGAGGGTGAGGGTAGAATATTTATATACTAATGGTACAACATATAATAATTCCTCTGGAACTGTTCTATTGACAGAAACAGGAATAACAAATTCTGAACATCTGAACATTGAAAGAACATTAAACACAGTATCTTTGACACTTGCCTCTAGTACAGGGTTTACAGTTGGTGGTGATATCACTGGTGATAGTGATAATGGTAATGATGGTGTTGGTATAATCACAGCAATCTCAGGTAATATTGTAACAACATCAATAACAACTGGTGATTTTGTTGTTGATAATGGGGTTGATAATGTAAATCCATATGTTTCAGATGAAACAACCATAACAACCATTGTTGAAAATAGAGATCTACTTTCAAGTGGAACTGATGAAGAGACTAATGAAGAGATAAAAGCAAGGGCACCACTATTCTATACAACTCAAAATAGAGGTGTAACAGAGGATGATTACAATATAATTGTTCAAAAATGGTCACAATATGCGACTTTAGATTCTGCTGTTGTGTGGGGAGGAGAAAAAGAATTTATTGATGGTTCAAACCAAATAATAGAATCACCAGAAACAACAAGAGATTTAGGATATATTTATGTGACTGCTTTAGGATCAGATCTTGATTATATTGATACTATTGGAACCACAACAAATTGGGAATTATTAGAGGCCCATTTAGAAAAATATAAATTCTTGGCAATATTCTTCAAATTTTTAGATCCTACATTTATTACTGTGAAACCTACTGTCAATGTTGAGTATCAAGCTTTGGTTGGTGTTAGTGTGGATATTGAAACAACAATAAATACATATTTGAACACTCTTCAGGGATTTAATAACACATTTTATTTACAGGAACTGAATGCATATATACAAGAGCTTGCAAATGTTGAATATCACACAACAACATATACCACTTCCTACACCGCAAGACATGAAGATTATAAAGTGGTCAGGTTAAATGGTGCAATAGATGCAAATAGTATTGCATCACCTGCAACTATTAATGGGTTTACCCTTGCAGATGATGGTGCAGGTAATATGACATGGAACTCAGGAACAGTTGGAAGTGTTAACTATACCACAGGATTTATCATTATTGATAGTTCTCTAGGTGGGTTGGCAGAAGGTACAGCTTATGAGGTAGATTTTGATTATGCCGATCAAAACACATTCTCATTAGAAAAGGAATCATATTTAATGTTTGAAGATATCATTTATAATCTTTTATAGGAATTGAAAATTGACTGATTTATTCACAAAAAAATTAGAATATATTGCAGAGAATTTGATACCTGATCATATTACTGACAAATATCCAAAATATCTTGATTTTATTAAGGTATATTTAAGATATTTAGACCAAAATCAGCTCAATAAATCTTTATATATCACAGATAACAATGATACAGATACTGTATTTACAGAGCTTTTAGATGACTATCTAAATAACTATTTCAAGGATGTTGTCAATCTAGATAAATATGGCCTTACAGATGATAATAAAAGAATATATCTGGCACTACATAAATTAATAACAAACCTTAAGGGAAATAAGCAGGTTTTTGATTTCTTGTTTAAATCCCTTACAGATTTTGAAATTGTTGATGATGGATCTGAAATTGGATCATTAGACATTGCATATAGTGAAACTGAGGGTGTTGATTATACATACACATTTCAAGCAGATGTTGAATATGAGTTAATTAGGGATCTTGTTGAAAGGGTTCATCCAGCAGGATT